CGATCTCGGCCGGCAGATTGCCAACAGCGAAGTTGGTGTTGCGGTGCATACCATGTATGAAGATGTAGATGCTGCCAAGCAACCGCTCAGTCGAGTCAAGTTCAATCCTGTGCCGGGACTGTTGTTGATAGAACCCATCTATGCCCAGGCTGTGCCCAAGAACAATGCCATAGTCAAACAGATCCGATCATTGCTGCGCCAAAATCGAGCAGTGATAGACACACTATTCAATCCCATGGAACTACGGGCCATGAAGATTACTGACCTAGCCAAGTTGGCTATCGACTATATCAACAAACGAGTAGATCCACGGCATGCTGCCTACACAGGTGATTTTCGTGATCTAGTGCCCGGCTTCATGGCCTGGCTGCAACAGACACAGACCCCGCAGAAGGTCAGCAACATAGCTCAATATCTGCGTAGCCCTACCTCAAACGAGCAAGGCCTGGCTGCTGCGTTCTTGTTGTTTGAACTGTTGCATGATCTCAAACTGGATCTACTGGGCAAACTGGATGCACAGGTGCCCGGCAACGAAGGTTGGGTGTTTGCCACCCCTGCGGGCTATGGCAAAGCCGTGAACAGATTTGATTTCACTGCCAGAAACAAAGCTCGAAACAACTAGCCAAGGGCAGGTTTTTTTGCCGATTTCATAAATAAGAGTAGGGCAAAAGCCCACTTTTTAGGAGATTTTCAAATGGCAGTATTTACACAAACAAACGGTACCACACAACCAGTGTTCAACATGGACACGGCCAATGGTAATATTGGAGGCACAGCTAACATCGCGGCGATGGGCTCAGTCAACTTCCAAGGCCCCAAGCTGGATTTCTTCAGCCTGGTCGCCAACGCTAGTCTGATCAGTTCTGGTAATGTCAATGGCTACATCAACAACCTGATGCAAGCCATCCAGACCAAAGGCACAGTGGCAATGTATCAGGTCAGCCCGGCTGCACCCACAATTCTTAACTTGGCTATCTATCCAACAGGTGTTTACAGCAATGTAACATTGCTGGCCACTGCTAATACCAGTGCCACAGTGGCTTCCGGTGGTCAGAACATCCAGTTGAATTCATGTGCAGGCAACGCTGTGTTCACCACAAGTGCAGCAAACTTTGCTCCAACCTAATTTCAGGTAGTAGCGAACAATCAAGGCCCTGGTTTATTTCCAGGGCTTTTTTTTGGCCGTAAATACGCCATGACCCAGAGCATCCGTGTAACAACTGATTTTGATTGTAGACCCACCGGAGTCACCGGGCACTTTCGTCCCAACATCTTGCCCATCACCGACCAACAAGGGCAGGCTGTGATCAATCAAGCCACATGGTTACGAAGTAGAAATCAACAACGCAACTGGGAAACCATCATGCAGTTGATCAGTCTCTACACACAACCGTTGCATGTGACTCGTGTGCGGGTGGAAAATCTCCGATGGCAGTTTGATTTTGACACAGATCAGGAAGATGTGTTTCGACTGAACAATGATCCAGTGGGTCGTCTGAAACAAGCATGTGCCGGTGTGCCCGTAATAAACTATGTAGAACAAGAACTTACCACATTGTTGCGACCAGATGTGAACATTTGGTTTGAGTCCGTGGAGCATAAATAACTTCATGGACACTACCGATATTGAAAAGAAAAGCCTAGAAGCCCACGTTGAGCTGTGCGCCGAGCGTTACCGCATGTTGGAACTCAAGATTCAAAATGTCGAATCAGATGTGGGTGCAGTAAGAACCATGGTCACAGAAGTGCATGACATGATGCAAAAAATGGCTGCAAAACAAACTGATCGACTGATCAGTTGGGGCATTGGCATCATTGGTTTTCTCATTGGCACTGTGGGTTGGTTGATATCACAGATCATACTAAAATGAAAGCCAGTCGCAAACTTGCTGCATTGGCCGAGCGAGAACTGCCCCGTATCCTTGATCAAGTGATCATCGAAGACGGAGAAAAATACCGTGCGTTTGGCAGATACACCATACACCCTATGGATAGCTTGTTCCAGGTACGTCTTAGAGATGATGATGTTGGCGTGTTTTCAGGCACAAAATCTGCCCTGGCCTGGTGCATAGCAGACAACTTGCACAGATTCAATCTAGCTAGACAGATCAAAGAGCTTGACCAATCTATTGTAAGATTGCGAAATGACATATATGTGCGACGTAGCCTGGCCGAACGCACATCCGGCCACACCTGGGAAAACTTGATTAACAAGACCACTGCCAGACAAGAGCAAAGCCAGGTCCTAGAAAAAGAACTGGCAAAATGTATAAATTTGGCTAAATACTGGCAACTACGAGGAAACTCAGATGAAACTAAACGAACTGGCCGTAACACGCCCCACACAACAAATCGCTAAAGTATTTGAAGGTCATTTTGACCAACAGGTACAATTTGATTCGCTGAATCGCAAGCAACTGCACAACATGTATCGCCAGGTGCGCGGTGTGTTGAGCGAAGTGCGTTCCGGACCAGCTCGCCACCGCAGCGAGCAAGATCCGGCTTATCTCAAGCTCATGATGATGGAACAGGCCTTGGCTGAAAAGATCTACGAAGATGAGATGGGCACTGCAACCCCTCAGCCCGGAACACCCGGTGCAGGAATGAATCCTCAACAAACTGCTGCCATGGCCATGAAACAGAAGACAGATCAAAAAGCCCAGGTACAAAAAGAACTGGAAGATCTGAAAAAACAAGTAACCGACAAGCAGAACGAACTCAATGATCTTAACACATCGGCCACAGTTCAAGAATGGCGTCGCCGTGCCCAGACCCATGGTTATTACCTCAGCGAAGGCGAAGTGCAACAGGCTCAAGTGGTGTTGGCTGCACAAGACATGGTTGACAAGATGCAGAGCATGATTGAAGACAGCACCGAGATGCAGTTCAAAGAACTGCCAGCCTTGGTTGATTCGATCAAGAACCAGATCGGTCAAGAGCAAGCAGCACAGTTCAACAATGATGCACAAGCAGCACTCAGCGGTCTGGTGCAGAACTTGCAAGGCAGCAAACAACAACTGGAACAAGCATTGGGTGTGGTCACCGGTCAGGGCCCTGTGGCCATGCCAGGTGCTGATGCAGGTATGATGCCTCCTGGCGGTGACCAAGGACTGGCAGGCCCTCCACCGGGCGGTGAAGAACAGATAGACATCACAGCCACAGAACCCATGGAACCCGGTGCAGCCGCACCAGCAGCAGCCTTGGGCCGCGAGCGCAGATAATGCGGATAAACGAAGTAGAAGCCGACGACACAGCAGACAGACTCATGGCCTTGGCCCAGTTTGCTGCGGGTCGTGCCGAAGACACTTCGGCCAAAATGCAAATGCCTGTGGCAGCATTTATCAAACGAGCACAAAGCATGGGCATAGACATTGATCCAGATACGCTACAAAGTCTGGTAGGTCAACCTCCACTGAATGGTATATTCAACCCAATGGAACCGGATGCGGTTGAACTCACATTCAAAGGCAATGATCAAGCCGGTCCGGTCAAGATGCCAGTGAACCAAGCACAAGACATCGTGGCCAACGCTGCACAATCCGCACTGACCAAAGATCGCGGCGTTTGATCCTGGGCAAGTGTGATGACACCGGCTGAACAATACCGCACACTGATTGATCGTTTACAAGTTCTAGCGGAAGCATATCCACAATCCGCATACCCTGGTAATGCCGGATCAGATACCATATCGGGGGTTTCCAATTACCAAGCCGGTGCACAACTAGTTAAACAACGTGCAGAAAATATCTTAAACAAGATGCGGGTGCTGTCGGGAAAAGATAGAGGCATATTACAAGTCGTAAGTGTCAACTCCGGCATAGGAAATGTAGGCAGCAGCCGGGCAGCATTTGGCACCTCACCCAACAACATATACCTAAGTTATCCTGTGTTTTGGGATGCCCCGGACTCGGTACTGGCGTTTGTACTCGCACATGAAGTAGGACATTTGATCCAGCCACGCCGCGGCGCGCTGCATCCTGTAAAATCGATCAGTACCAATCCTCAATGGGCAAAGGAATACGATGCCGACGAACGAGCAGCCAACATGGCGCTCAAACTGGGCTACGACAAAGCAGAAGCATGGAAATGGATACAAAGCAAGAAAAATTATATTGAAGTCACGGATCCTGACAATCCTGAAAAACCCGTGGGAGCCTTGGACACAAGACCCAATGCTGTTACCAAGTTTACACCTTACGGCCCTGATCCCAGCCACCCTAGCCTCAAAGCTCGTGCCGATCGCGTGAACAAACGAGTCCC